AAGTGTTAGTTAAATTGGTTCCATCACTTAATACGATAGGACATCTAGGGTATCCAACACCACCAGTCTGCAGTTCTATTCTTCTAACATACATAAAGTTCCAAGTATCGTGTGAATCAGCAATTTTAATAGCATAATATCTGTATGCTGTTATATTTGTAACCAATATGTATTTTGGATCGGCTTGGTCGAGCGCGATATGCTCATCAAACGTATTTTGAGATACCGATAATTCTCTCCAACCAGTATCTGTGCCATATGTCAGTTCTACAAATGAGTCCGCGCTGTTCGATCCCCAAAATGTAAAATTATTTAGACCTAAAGATGTATAGGCGCCAGCATCATGACAATTTTCGTAATAGATCCTATTTATAATTTTAGGTTCACCTAAGTCAACGTGTAATCTTTGATTAACCAAGTCATTTGCCGCCCAACCTCTATTTCCAGAAACCGCATTTCCAGTTAGTGGTACACTTGGATTAAAAGCTATGTGAGGATAATCTATATCATAGGTTGATGTTGCCTTAACATATGTGTTACTGTATGCTGGCGGATATTGACTTGTATAAATTGCGCCAGGGAACGGTGTTGATATAGTAGCATAATAATCATCCGTATCGAATTCAATTGCGCCAGGTTCAGCAACTGGAATTAACGTGCCATTGTTTAACTTGATTGGTGGTTTAGTTCCATCACTTGCAGCTAATTCAATAGAATTAAATTCAACATCGTCTGTAGTGTTAATAGGTTGATCGGAATGATAATGGTGTGAGGCATCTCCCCCTTCCAAATCATCTAAAGCTTCATGATCATTTTGATCTCCCGTGTTGTTTCCACTTAAATTATCTGAAAAAATTGCGCCAGGTTCAGCAACTGCAATTAAAGTCCCATTCTGGAATTTTAATGGTGGGACTGTTGTGGTCCCGAAGGCTAATGTTAATAACCCCCCCATTGTTAAACTATCATAAGCAGTAATATCTCCATATATATTTAATGGAGAACATGCGTGAATATTACTTACGTAGATATCCCCAATACAATCCCCAGATGTGTTACCACTAAAATATACAGTATTAATATCATCAATTTCTGATATTGTATGTGTGTGTGCTGTTAATATTAAATTATTAAATGTTGTTTGATGTGGATTGTTTGTGTCACCAGTATGTGAATCTATTTTATCATTATAATTAAATTGAGATTGATCGACATAGATATTAACGCCATCATTTCTCATTAAAACTAAGGTATCACCGCTTAACGTACCTCCGGTAACGTAGGTATTTGTATCATCGAGTAAATCTGTAACGTCAACAATAAAGTTATTTCCATGTCCAGAAAAATATATATAACCATCTGAGTATGTTCCTGCTGTCAGATATGTATCGAATGGAACCGTGTAATCTATAATTTCGGATAATGTATGAGTATGGGCTGTTGATACTAGATTAGAAAAACTTGTCTGATGTGGGTTGCCAGTATCTCCGGTATGATAATCTATTTTACTATCAAGATAACCAATTTCAGTACTATAATTAAATTGTGAAAAATCGACATAAAAACTATATCCGGCAGTGTTGGTTAAAATTAATGTATCTCCCGATAATGTTGCTCCGGTTAATCCGTATCCAGTGCTAACAACTAGTGGGGTTAAATCAACAAGAAAATTAATTCCATGCCCGCTAAAAAATATAAATCCGTTTGAATATGTTCCTGCTGAAATATAAAGATCATAAAAACTTAATGGTGTTCCCGGAGGTAATACTTCTAAATTTAAATTATAATCATTGGATCCACAAGTAAATGTTACGCCTTGTTCAATAATATCCAATTGTGGAGTAATATCAGCATTAACAATCATTCCGTTTTCGCAGTTTGTAATATTAATAACTGGGGTTTGTAATGTCATTGGGTTTTAATTTAAGCTATAGAATTATATCTTATAAATAGTAATAAAAACAAAATTAAAGGTATTTATACTATAAAAAGTTATATAATGGCTTGTACAGGAATTGGACCTTATACGTGGTATCTCTACGATGAAAATTGGAACTTAATTGATTGTGTTGATAATAGTTTAACATCTTACTCATTTAGTGGAATAACCGGAACTGGAATTTATAATGTTACGGTTGCTCATGATGGTCAAAGCGTAACGACACAGTTTGAGGTTACTGGCAATGAGACTTGTTGTTGGGATGTTTCTTTATATCAACCATGTAATGAGAGTTGTAATCAATTAACAGATGCTTTATCAATGTCTAAAAATGGGGATGATTATCAGATTACGGTAAATCAAAATTATGGGGCTGTTGATATCTTCTTCAAAAAAATAAATAACATACTTGGTTTTAATTCGACTCATAATATTAGTAGCACTCCGCCCGATATTAGTATTTTGTACTCATCAGAAGTTAATAAGGGTGTTAATGTGTATTTTGAAAGTTTAATTCGTTCTTATGCTTGTTGTGATATTGAACCGGGTGATGATATTTTATTTACCGCTCCATGTCTTAATGATCCAATTTATAAAGTTATTAAATTTTGTAATACTTGTGATGAAGCCCACTCAATTACGGGCTTCACTTTTGATATTTGTAATCCGACTTGTCCTGATGGATATACATGGAATTCCACAGGGCACACTTGCGATAAATGTATTGTGGTTTCTGCAACAATACCAAGCGAATTTGTTTATTTCACTTTAGCGCCAACATCATTAACGTATGGTCCTTATGGAACTAATTTTTATCCGGATATTAGTAATTATTCCTTACCAATTATTAATGATTTTGCTGATTTAACAAACTATATGATTGATGCTAATGGAGTAAAATTAACAGCGGACACTAATATCCAAAGCACTTTTTGGGGGGATAGTATATCATATGATGGCCGTTTAAATAATATGGGGATTTGGTTAACGACACCCGCTGAACCATTATACACTTGGATTGGCTTTAACAAATGTATCACAATACCCTTTACTGGTAACTATTTTATTGGATTTGCTAGTGATGATTATCTTAAAATTAGTATTGACAACACTTTATATTTTGTATTGTCCGGCCAATCATCTGGACCGGTGGCAACAATTTATAATTATTCGTATTGGCAGGTTTTTCCCATATCATTAACGGAAGGGGATCATCAATTTATAATACAAGGATATAATGACAATAAAGATGCATCATTTGCCTTTGAAATATATTCTGCAACAACATTAGAAACCTTAACCGCAGCAACAAATATTTGGGAAACTGGTATTGTGTGGACCACATGGTTAATGAATGGGGAAACTGCGAATTGGTCGGGAATAAGTGGATATACTTGTCCTGATGGATATACATTTAGTAATTGTTCTGGAGCGTCTATTTGTACATATTGTGAAAGTGCTAGCTTATTATATTGTAACGATAATTGGGATGTTCGATTTTTACATTATACTGGTGATTGTGATAGCCGAGAATTGGTTGAATTTGATCCTAACACTGAGCCATTATTTTTAAGTGGAACTTGTGATACTGATCTTTATCCTTATTCTGAATGTAAATGTTTTTATGTTGCGATTGGATACCGTAGTGATGAAATTAATGACCACTATACCGGATTAAATCTTTTTTTAAGTGATAATTCTTCAACAGGATCTAAAACAATATCATACAATTTACATGGTAGAGCCCCATCAAGTTACCAAACAATAATACCCACTATTTTTGGATCGTCAATATTAACCACCCTTGGAAATGATTGCCCCGATAAGCCTGGCTGTGATTGTTTAACCATAGCGTCCCAAAGTAATACCAATGATAATGATGGGTATCCAACCAGTATTGGCGGGGTTTCTTATTATCAATTTGAAAAAACTTACACGATTACAAATTCATGTTATACCGAATTTAATCTTCAGTATGGATATATAACACCATCTTATTCCGGTTTAACTGTTGATTATAGTAATTTTAATGGTGTGCTTGGTAAAAATGAAACAGCCACATTAACATTAACTTATTTATCTACAAACAATGTGGATTTAAGTGGCACAATTGGATATAGTGCAAGTACAACAGACCCATTTATCTGTATTGATCCTGAAATTGAATGTAATGGAATTTTAAATTTTAGTTTTACTGCATTACCCGTACCGTTATCGTTTTCAAACACTCCATATAATTTTGGAAGTATTGGGGATGGATGCTGTGGCGAGTCAACATTCAATTTATATAACAATAGTACATCTTCGATTGATATTGTAAATTTAGTATTAACCAATTCGTTTTTTGAAATAGTATCACCAACCAATTTACCAACTGCAATATTGGGTTATGGCTCTTTAGAATTGATAATTAGATTTTGTCCGTCCGGGTGTACAGATGGTACGGTTCACACTTCCGATATTATAATTACAACATCTGATTATGGTACAATTCTTGGGTCAACATTAACGGGTGGTTTTGCCTTATCTGGAACTTGTGTTGATCCTCCAATATCAGCATCTACAGATTCGTTGGTATTCATTAAACATGTTGATGAGCAATTGAGTAGTGGGCTAACAATTTGTAATAGAACAAGTGTAGACCAAACTGTTGATATTTCTAACTGCGTTCAATTCGTAAGTGGGGCTACAAGTGATATTGTGGATCCTTTAGATTATGGATTTGAGATTGTGATTCAAACTGATGTTACTATTGACAACACCTTAACATATCCGAGATACATAGATATTGCAGCTAATTCTTGTACGGATTTAATTATTCGATACGATATGGAAGTTCCTAATCGGACGTTCTGTAGCATTTATTTACGGGACGATTGTGGAAATGTAACTGAAATACCTTTTACAGGATATTCACTACCATACCCGATCGGAATTAGTAACATAGAATACACCAATCCTGTTTGTTATGGAGATACGAATGGAACAATAACAATTTCTTTTACAGGTGGTGCCGCTCCTTATATTTATGTTTTTTCTGGAAATGGAACGTATGAAACTGGAACTGTTTACGGGGGGGTTTTAACTTTTACTAATTTAACAGCGACAGAAACCGGGACTGATTATATATTTAGTTTAAGTGGGGATCCATGTGACGGAAGCGGAACAATTCCTGATTTATCACCGTTTATCGTGCCAACGTCCCCAGAGGTGATATTATATCCATCACCAATAACAACTCTAATTCAACCGCCGTATTTAGAAATTACAGAAACATCATATACCGGAAAAACTTGTGTATCACTAGCATCTGCAAGCGTAACAATAACCGGTGGAACAACTCCTTATATATTTACATGGTCTAATGGAACAGCTCAAACGGGAAACACAACGCCAAGTACCGCAACAATAAGTAATCTTGATACTGGAACATATGGAGTCGCAGTTCAGGATTTTAACGGGTGTAGTAAATACGAAAATATTGTTATTCCAAGTTTATTACCAATTCATGTTACAACACAAACTACAAGTGTATCGTGTTATGGCGGTGTTGATGGATACGCCAATTTAACATTAACTAACGCAGTGCCAGTTGTTACTTATTACTGGTCGGGTCAAACATATGATGATAATAGCGCATATCCTAGCCATTATGATACATATACCTCAACAACAGCTAATATGTTAACCGCAGGGACGTATTTTGTTTCATATGAGGACGGAAATGGCTGTACCGGATATACTAATTTTAATGTTCTTCAACCAAAAGAGCTCGGATTTTATGCTTCATCAACAAATGTCACATGTCCATATCTGGCCAATGGAACAATAACTTTTTATCCAATAACGGGTGGAACATATCCATACACAGTTTATGCGAGCGGCGATACAATAATTTATTCATCTTCCACATCACAGACTTTAACAAATGTTGATGGCGGTGATTACAATGCTTATGTTATTGATCATCATGGGTGTCAAGCTCCGAATCAATTAATTACAATAACCAAACCGGATCCATTTATTTACACTTTTGATTATACCGCAACCACATGTTATAATTCATCTGATGGTCATATATTATTATCGGTAAGTGGTGGTACTCCTCCTTATAGTTATTTTTGGAATCCATCTGAGCCCAATAGCGAATATATTAATGGACTGGCTCATGGAAATTATAATATTAATGTTTTTGACTCTAACGGTTGTACATTTTTTACCGGGATGACATTACCATATACGACATCGCATTGTAGTGCTTTATATTTAACGGACATTTATGGTAATCTAATTCCTAATATTGGTGGGGAATATCAAATAACAATGAGCCACACCTGTTTAAATAACGTTTCAGCAAAGACAATTAAATTATGTCAAAATTCCCCATGTACTTTTAATATTTTAAGTTATAGCGGGATATCCACAACAATTAGTGATTTTTATTTGGGTGGTGAGATATTAAACCTATCAATTCCGAGTTCAGGATGTACAAATATAAGTTTAGTTTTTAATCCAACTTCAGCTCAAACGTATACTACCAATTTTTCTATAACGACTGAATATTGCACCTATTATTTTTCATTAAGTGGAACGGGGGTTGAAAATATTATCAGTGCAGACACAACTAGTATTGATTTTGGTAACATTTGTTTTGGAACTGCTGACACAAGATACCTAACAATATTAAATTTAACACCGGACAATAGAGCAATATATGTTCAAACGATCCCTTCAGAATTTTCATCAATTAGTGCTTTTATCTTATCCGGGAATTCTTCAGTAACAGTTCCTTATGTTTTCACCCCGACATATCCATTAACAAACCCTGTAATTTGGCAAAAAGAATTTCTGGGGACAACTAGTTTAACTGATTGCCCGACTATGGTAATTTCTTTATCAGGAACGGGATATGGTGGTAATTTATATGTTTCAGGATTGAATTTCGGATGTGTAAATAAAAATTGTTATCGCGATGAAACGGCAACGATTTATAATTATCATTGTTTACCGGTTAATATATCGGGTGTTACAATTCCATCTTATTATAATGGTATTTTAACAGTATTTGGATTTACGCCAACAACGATACCAGCTGGCGGAACATCGACTTTTAATGTTCGATATTCGGCCACGACAACATTAGTATCATTTATGGCTGTCACTACCGATTTTAGTTTGGCTAGTTTATTGGTTTCGGGTATTACCGCATGTATGGTTGATACTCTTGGTGGTATCGATCCGATCATACCAATTATAACAACTCCTGGAGTCGCCGATACGTCAACTGTTAGTATAAGTAATATAACATCAACTAATTTATTTATTGCTGCTAATATTACAAATTTAACGGGGGGAACTCCAACAAATGTCACTGTAGCCCCTCCAATTATAGCATTACCCGCACCGGTTTTACCCGCAACAGCGACAACAAACACCTTTACAATCACATTTAACGATCCCGCACCTATTGTAGAGTGGTTCAATTTTAATTTAACTGATAATTGCGGAAACCATATTACAATACCGTTTTTTGTTTCGTCAACAGCTATAGGGTATTCAAACGCCACAATTACAAATCCTTCTTGTAATGGATATAATAACGGTTCAATAGTAATAACCCCTTCGGGAGGAACTTCCCCATATACTATTGTTTGGGATATTGGAATTACCGGAGATACAATAACAAATTTAAGTGCCGACACGTATACATCAACAATTTATGATTTTTATTGGAATTCCGATACATTTAGTTTTACGTTAACAGAACCCAACGCTTTGGGTATTTCACATACTGTTCCTTTTAATGGGTCCTATAATATTTTAGTTTATAGTGCCAATACGGGATATGTTGATATTACAGTTGTGGGTGGTACATTACCGTATTCATATTATTGGAGCGGTTATACTTATCAGGGCGCATCATTTAGTAGCACGTTGGAAGATATCACCGGTTTAACTGCCGGAAATTATTTAGTAACTGTAACAGATGCTAATGGTTGTCAGATATCAGATTTTGCTTCATTAAATCAACCAAATCCGATTACGATAGTTATTAATAATTGTACACCTCCTGTTCCACCATCATTATCTTGTACGATTACCGGGGGAACTGCGAACATTAGTGTTTCTGGTGGTCAATGTCCTTATAGTATTATTGTTTGTCCAACAGTACCACAAAATCCTTTATTTGCTGCCGGTGGCCCTTATTATGGTTTAACAACTTGCCAAATATTGCCAGATTGTAGTGTTGTATCATCGGGAACTCCATGTATTACGTCAACTTGTTATTGTTGTGATGATAGTCTTTATCCTTGTGTGAGCGGATCTTGTCCATGTACGCATTGTGATATTATAATTAGCAATCTACCTCCGGGTAACTATCCTCCGGGAACATTTGGAGTTATTGATGTGAATTCCGGAACCACCGTATATGTAGTTCCAACATTTGTCCCAAATCCAAGTACATTAGGTTTTGTTTTATCACAAATCCCCGCAACTTGTAATGGACAATCTAACGGTAGTTTAACGGTTACAATTGTTCCTACGATGAATCAACTTGGGCAATATGGGATGGGAGTGCCACCATACACATATTTCTTGGACGGGGTTCAACAAGGATTACCAACAACGGATATAACACAAACTTATAATGGATTATCGTCAAATTATCATACAATTACCGTTGAAGATAATGATTCGAACATTGTAACCAATTCTATTTTTGTTGGTCAGGGTAGAGTGTCAGCTAGTATATCTATTGTATCTGAAACATTACAAGAAGGAAATGGGTCAATTACCATAAACACAATTTCAGGTGGTATTGGTCCATATACAGCAACAATAAATTCAAACACTCCGGTAACAATATATGGCGGATATGTATTTAGTAATTTATCTGCTGGGAGCTATTTGATCGAAATTGTAGATAGTCTTGGATGTAGATTTAGTATTAAGCCAGTAATTAGTCGATTCATACCAATGGAAGAAGGACAAAAATTAATTGGTGCTAAAACTCCTGTATCAAATCCAACTATTTATGAAAAACGGCTTGGCGGCTTTAAACTAATAAATAAGAAAAAATAGGTAAACTGAAATGTCATTAATTCCCAATATTGATTTTACTATACTAAATACGTCCACATTAACACCATTGACATATAATGGTAGTGATTTTGTTTATGATTTCGGAATACATTGTGTAAGTACAGATACCACAGTAAATTTAACTTTTTGTAATTTAACGTCAGACCCCATTACATTAGACAATTCTTTGTATGGCGGCCTAGAATTTAATTATTCATTATTTCCCATACCCATTACAATTCCAGCATATTCGACAGAAGATTTTGACGTAACATTTTCCCCAAGCGGAGCATCTAGCTTTTCCGGGGATCTATTATTATATTCGGGTGTGAGCGTGGTAACAATAGAATTTAGCGGTGTCGGCACTTCATCTTTATTAACATTTATGAATATCGATTGCTTTTTAGATTTTGGAAATGTGGGGCTTGATGGTTATTCTACGACATCCAAAACAATTTATAATGTTACGGATTATAATGTTACGATATCTATTAGTGGAAATTCTAACGATTTTATTTATTCAACACCAATTACATTATATCCGGGTAGTAACGATATTGATTTTACATTTAATCCGCAAACCATTGGCGATCACACCACACATTTAGTTATTGAAGGTGACTGCATTGATCATGTTATAAAATTATGCGGAAATTGTGTAATGCAAGATAGTGTAAATTTAACCATTGACGAAGTTAGAAGTTATGTGGGTTGTTGTTCATATCCGTTTTTAACTATATACAATAATTATTTAACTAACAATTCAATTACGATAACAAATATTACGTATCCGGGAATTGTATCAACAGATCAAACATTTCCATTTATTATTGATAGATCTACTTGTGCTGTTGTTGACTTTGATTTCTGCCCAACAATTTCTGGTTTTACATCTGATAGAATAAATGTTGAATATACATACGAAACTGGTGGAGTTACATTTACCGGTCATTCAGAAATTGATGTTGTTTTAAGCGCATTTACACACCCATTTGCAACGTTAGACATTAATTGTGTTCCTTTTCATTGCTCTAATGTTAATACTGGGGCAACATTTAATATAACAAATACAAGCAGTGAATCATTTCAGTTTTATTATTTATTTGTCGTTAATAATGGATATGATTTTTATAATATTTTTGAAACGTCCCCAGATCCTCCAATTACTATAAATCCTTTTAGTACAACGGGAATAACAATTAATTTTGACGTATCACATTTAACAACGGGATCATCTTTTAGTAATACCTTTTATTTAAAACTAATTGATCCTGCTTGCTGCAAAGAATTTATTAAATGTGTTAATGTACATTTTTGCCCGACAACAGTTGAAACCGCTTTTGGGTATCCTGTTAATGTTTCTTGTTATAATAATTGTGACGGGGAATATGCATTTAATGTTACTGATTGTAGCGGAGAATATCACATTGTTTGGTCATCCGACACTAAAATTCCATTGGTTACAGAAGTTCAAACGTGTAGGATTTTAACTGAAGATGGATTGGGATGCTTTGGCGGTGAAGATAATGGAATGTCTCAATATTATGATCAAGTGTCTGCTACTGATTTGGCTGCTGGTAATTATTTATTGGAAATTACTAATGCGTGTAGTGCTGTCACATACCATTCGTTTACTATCACAGAACCAGATCCATTATTTGCTTCAATAACTTGGACCAATCCGAATAATTATTGTAAAAGTGATTTGGGTGGATTATGTGGTATTGTTCAAAGCCCACTTGTCAATCCTGCTGGTTACGTTGTTATTGATAAAGAAACCTTAGTTAAAGTAATTAATAACGACTTCCATAATATTGCCGGACAAACAAAACGTGGATACCAACAATATGATGCCGGTGAAAATCAGGTTGCTCACGGACAAAAAGTTGATGGGATTAATTCATTTAGAAACTATATTTTAGATTTCTTTACAGGAGCATTTATTAATTACAAAAACAAAGTTAAAAAAGAAGAAATAATAACAGTTGAATTGTGGGATGATATTGTTGCTGATACTATTGGTAATGGTTGTTGTTTTGCTTCATATGTTAGCGGTGGAACGGCTCCATATTTATATCAATGGTACGGCCCTAATGGATACACGGCCAATAGTCCCAATATTTTTGACAGACCATGTTGCGAGCCATATACATTAGTTGTTACAGACGCTCATGGTTGCACATATTCAGCGACATCAACTTGTTTACAATGTACATTTGGTATTGAAACATTAACAACAATAAATCCGACATGTACATATTCTAATGACGGAGAAATTTATGTTCAAGTTAGCGGCGATTGCCCAAATGCTGTTTACAAAATTGAATTGGAAAGTAGTATATGGATTGATTCACATACCGCTTCAACCTACAATTTTGTTAATTTAGTTAAAGATAATTATATTCTTCGTGTTGAAAATATTGAAACCGAATGTAAATTAAACCCAATTAATATAACACTACAACCGAAATATGAATTTTCTATTGACGCAAATATTACGGGAGCGACTTGCGAAACTAGTTGCGATGCTATTGTTGAAATTATAGTTAATGTTACACACAATGAAGATAATATTGATCCGGTATTTTTATATACATTAGACGGACATGGTAATTATCAAAATTCGAATATCTTTACCGGTGTTTGTTCTGGTAGTCATGTGATTGATGTTATGAACACTCTTAATTATTGCGAAATATCTAAAACCATTACAGTTCCAAATTTAGATCTTTTCCAAGTCGATACAATAGTGGTTCCGGCAACAAGCCCATATAATAATGACGGACAAATCATAATTACTGTTATTAATGGTGTTTCGTATTGCAATAACATGGAATCTTATTTGTTGGAAGATTTGAGCTTGGCATTTGATCAAATATCTAATACCTTTTTATTCGAAGAAGAATTGGTTTGTTTATTAGTTGATGAAGATGGTAATTGTATTATGGAAATTGAGGACGATCCGTCATGCGTAGATTGTGGCGGTTTATCACGATTTATTAGTCACACATATACCATTAATAATGTTGCGCCGGGAACATACTATTTTAAAATCACCAATGGAAATGGATGTACAAAAACATTTAAAGTTATCGTTGGGTACTCAATTATTAAAAAACCAAAGACAAAATTGTTTGATTCAAAACGAACAGATTCATATAGTGGATCAAAAGTAACAGGGAACACGCCCAAAGGTCAGTGACATGATATTTATAGCAAATTCAATTTTATGACAATATGTAAGAACAAATTAAGCAATTATCCGATGTTTTCAGGATGTGCTGATAGTCACGTAATAATTCCAATGTTATATGATGATGGATGTAGATATAGAAATTATAATATCACTTACGATAATTTAATCTGTGGAATTTCTGAACTAGGTATAACCGGTGGAACTTACTCCGGGGGATATCTTTATTTCTCTGGTGCTGGAGTTAATTTTATTGTTGATGTTACAGCTTTACTTGATGATACTAACACATACGTTACCGGAGGTACATTAAATGGTGAAACATTAGTACTAAGCCGTAATGATGGTATTGACATTAATATAGATTTATCTGCTTTGGACTTTACCGGGAATACGTCAGCAACTTGTATTAGTGATTTATATGTTCATAATTTAGGTGGTTGTTCTCCAATTAACCTTTTAACAGAATTATACTCGGAAAGCTCAATTACTGGCAGCATATTTTATGGGGATGGAGGTTCTTTAACCAATATTAATAAAATAACGCAAAACGAATTTACAATCCATACTGGCGAGACATCAATTCACTATACAAAAGACGCAATTAATTTATCCGATTTGGGAATAACATCACACACCCATAATGTATCAGAAATTATTGGCGATATTGGTGGGGCATTTACTGGTAACACATCAGCGACTTGTATTAGTGATTTATATGTTAGCAATATACATTCTTGTTCGCCTCTAAATATATATGGGGATGTATATGTTACAGGTGATTATCTTTCAGATGCTAATTATAACAGTAGATTTGGGACAGATGCCGGTAATTCATTAACAACAGGCACGTTTAATATCGCTTATGGTTATAATACATTATATTTAAATACTATCGGACAATACAATGTGGCGATAGGCGTTAACGCGCAGCAGAATAATATTGGTGCAAGTCAAAATATCGCTATTGGCACTATGGCATTAGAGCAACAAAGGTTTGATGTCTTAGATTTTAGGGGCAATCCAGCAGCATGGGATAGTAATAATATAGCTATTGGTCACCAATCGCTTGCGATGACAAATTCAACAGCAACAAATAATGGTATAAACAATGTGGGTATCGGAACGAGAACACTGTATCAGAATATCACAGGATTTAATAATGTTGTTATGGGACATGAGGCGGGTTTAGGTAATTCAACAGGTAGCGGTAATATCTTTCTTGGTTATCAGGCAGGTTACAACGAAACTGGCTCAAATAAACTCTACATTGAGAACTCAGATAGTCCGACGCCGTTGATTTATGGCGATTTCTCAACAAAAGAAGTAACAATTAATAACAAACTATACACACAAAATCTTAATATTTCTGGATTAACGACAGGAACGGTGATCAACAATTTAGGTATTGATATTAATGGTGATATTATAATTGGAAGTAATACATATGTAACCGGTGGAACATTAGACGGAAGTATCTTGGTTTTAACTCGTAATGATGGCGTTGAAATAACACAAGATTTGTCATCAATATCGGGCGGTGGTGCTTTTACCGGAAATACATCAGCAACTTGTATTAACGATTTATATGTACATAATTTAGGTGGTTGTTCTCCAATTAATATAACAACAGATATTAATGTTAGTGGTAATGTAAATAAAACTTTAGCCCCATATAAAATATATACAGCATTATTATCACAAAATGCTCCAATACCTAGCCAAACCAGCGGAACATTTACGATTGGTCAAATTTGGACCGTTACAAGTTATGTGGCTGGAGACGATTTTAGTAATATGGAATTGATTAGTGGAACAACTCAAAATGAAACTGGCGCCGTAATAAGAGCAACGGACACTACTCCAACAGTTTGGATCAATTCAAGTGATTTATCCTATGATGGAGCACCTTATGTTGTTAGTACAGATTCTAATGGAAATCTTGCACCATTTGAAAATACCTTAGGAGACGTGTCATTTGGATATTTGGAGATAGGTACGTTTGTAATAATTTGTATAGGAAACCTTATAAGCAATAAAACACTTATAACTACAGGGGGGATTTCTAATAATGGTTGTATTTATGTTCAAGCACAAGAACCGCCAGATAGTTTTACGATTGAATCAACAAATGGTGCAGGCGATTATACTGATTCTCTTTTCTTCGACCTTCCAATTGAAATAAGAGTTTATAATTAACAATTTTAAATCATAAAGAACGAGCCCGCATAATAAGTGGGCTTTTTTTATGTTTACAAATTCAAATGCTTAGCTCACGATATTTATAAGAAAACAAATATTATGAGCAGTTGTCAATTAAGATTAAGTGAATTTCCATTTTTAAGTGGATGTAACAATACTCAATACGTTATTCCCGTTTTAAACTACGCTTCTGGAGCATATGAAAACTATAATATAGATTTTGCCGACTTGCTTTGTTCAATTCCAGATTTTTATTTAACTGGTGGAACATATTCAGCTGGTTATATATATTTTTCTGGTGTTGGAACAAATTTCATTGTTGACGTTAATGCTCTGCTTGATGATACTAATACATATGTTACTGGTGCTACATTATCTGGAACAACATTAATTTTAACTCGTAATGATGGGGCTGAAATATCTACGGATTTGTCATCACTATTAACTGGTTTTATTAACAACGATATCTTTTTATCTTTTATAAGTGGAGCTACTGCTGATGCTGTGTTATATACAAACAGTAATCCAACATATGTAACGATTGGCGGTATTGAGGTTGGTTCAACATTTAGTGCTGTTACAATGCAGGATATGTGGACAGATCTTTTATATCCAAATCTAACTCCGGCATTTACATCATTTGTTATTAGTGGTGCAAGCACAACAGTTGATGTCGGATATTTGTTTAGTGCCGGATCTTACAATTTTATTTGGGTAACCAGCAATCCAGCTTTTATACAACCCAACACCATTGATATTGCTGATTACACATCGGGAATTTATTTAGCGACAGGATTAGCTAACGATTCTATAGAAAATTTAGCTCAACCTGTTTCAATACAAAAAACAATAAAAGCATCTCACACTTGGAGAATTTATGGTAAAAAAACAAATAACACGACATTTTATCGTAATTTTTATATTAATTGGTACTGGCGTAGATATTGGGGGACATCGCCCAATTCGGGTTTATTACCTTATGAAATATCTGGACTAACATACAATTCATTATCCAATTTAGTTACAGGAAATTTTTTATTCCCCGCAAATTATGGGTATAAATATATCGCATTACCACATTCATCAGGCGATGCAGATTTTTTAAGTGACGCAGCAACCAATTTAAATATAGCATTAGCTGGCGCCATCGATGGATATACAGATGTTGTGGAGGGTTTAAGCTGTAAATTGATGTCGATAACAAATGCTTATGGGTATACTGAATTGTATCGCGTTTATAGATCAAAATACCAATTAGGTGGATTATTAACAATTAAAGTAGAATAATATGGCAATAGAAGGTTTTGTACAAATAACAGGTCCTATTGGGCCAACTTTTTCGGGAGATACATTTCCCACTCATGATGCTTTATATGGCAAAGATGGATTAAGAAATGTGGCGGATACTGCAGAAAGAAATTTAATACCGTACTATAGAAGAAATCTTGGTATGGTAGTCGGAACACAAAACGACAATTATTACTGGAAATTAATCATCAACCCATCAGGGGATACAACCTCAAATTCTGATTGGGGAATATTTTTAACTGCTAGCGGAGACACCGATACAAATACATACGTTACTGGCGCCACTTTAGATGGCTATACTTTAATTTTAAGCCGCAATGATGGTGTTGAAATATCTACAGATTTATCACAATTTAATTTTACTGGAAACACATCTGGTAATTGCATTGCTGATTTATGGGTTAGAAATGTTTATGGTTGTTCGCCCATTACATTTCATAGCTCAATACAAAGTAATGGATCAGTTGTTAATGATGACGATTATTCTTATGCATTAGGTTATCAGACCACAGCAAGCGGAGCAAGTTCGTTTGCTGAGGGATATCAGACAGTTGCTGGTGGAGATCATTCACACGCTGAAGGATATGCCAATTTATCTTATGGAAATGGATCCCATACTGAAGGGGGGATTAATAATAAAGATAACCCCGCACCAAATATAGCAAATGGGTATTCATCGCACGCTGAAGGTATTGACACAAATGCTATTGGAGATAATTCTCATTCTGAAGGAAATTCAACTCAAGCTATTGGTGTTGGTTCACATGCCGAGGGATTATCAGCTCAGGCTATTGGTGATGTTTCACATGCCGAGGGGGAGAGTACACAAGCAATTGGTAATGTTTCACACGCTGAAGGAAGATCAAGTCAAGCAACAGGTGACACATCTCACGCTGAGGGGTTATATACAATTGCTGGTGGAGATTATTCACACGCTGAAGGGGCATATAATTTATCTTATGGAAAGGGATCCCACACTGAAGGTGGAATTGATAATAAGGACGGTCCATTACCAAACATAGCAATAGGGTATTCGTCCCACGCAGAGGGTATAAATACAATAGCGTATGGTAATTATTCTCACGCTGAAGGATACGCGACGCAGGCCCTTGGAGAAAGCTCACACGCTGAAGGTCATGTTACTCAAGCCGTAGGAAATACATCGCACGCTGAAGGAGATACCACTTTAGCTAACGGTTACATATCTCATGCTGAAGGGTTATATACAATTGCTGGTGGGGATTATTCTCACGCTGAGGGATATCAAACGGTCGCTAGCGGCAATCATGCACATTCTTCAGGGCAATATACAATATCTAGTGGATTAACATCACATTCCGAAGGATACCTAACGGTGGCTGGAGGTGATTATTCACATGCTGAAGGCGCATATAATTTATCGTATGGAATTGGATCTCATACTGAGGGTGGTATTGATAATAAGGGCGGTCCATTACCAAACATAGCAATAGGGTATTCATCACATGCGGAAGGTATTGGCACAAATGCTATTGGAGATAATTCTCATTCTGAAGGAAACATAACACAAGCAATAGGAGAAAGTTCACACGCTGAAGGTTTAGATACAATAGCAAGTGGTGAATTCTCGCACACTGAGGGAAATGGGTGTATTGCTAGTGGATCATCATCTCACGCTGAAGGCGTATCATCTATTGCTGGGGGTTATGGATCCCATGCTGAGGGTAACAATACTAAATCTATAGGCGCTGATAGCCATGCCGAAGGATTCTTTAACATTGTTATTGGCGATCATAGCCATGCCGAAGGTGTTTATAACTTATCGTATGCTGACACGTCTCACATATCTGGGTCACATAATGTATTGGAATCTGGAGCAACAAACTCAGCCATCATCGGTGGACAATACATAACAGGAGCAACAGCTGATACTGTTTATGTTCCAAATTTAAATATTAATTACGTTCCAAGTTATAGTGATGAATCAAGCACATTGTTATCAAGAAATTCTGATGGTACTGTTACATTATTCACAGGAGCCACCTCCGCATCCATATCTAAACCTTATCTACAACTAGTATACGTAGATCCATTGGTGTGGGATATAAGTGTTAGTAGTAATGCGAAAGTTACTTTAACTGGTAATACCACCTTATCAATAACTGGCTTAGTTAACGGTTCTGAAGGAAATCTAATTATAACCCAAGGTATTGCCGGTGGAGCATCAATGACATTACCAGTTGGATCAAAAGTTGCTAATGGTGGAAGTGGGATAATTACATTAACAACCGGTCTTAATACAATCGATATCCTATCATTCACATATGATAATTCTATTTTGTATTTTAGTTTAGGATTTAATTTTAGTTAATTAATTATTTATGTCACAATTTTCGAAATATCTACAACCACAGCAACTAACGTTCACTTCAATCGGCGGTGGAGTTAGAACTTATGTAGTTTCAATGTTAAACAATAATATTTATCGATTTTATATATTAGGATCAACAACGACCACAGCAACAAATAATAAGACAATAACTCTTTCTGCTGGAGATAAAACAATTTTATTTGATTGTGCAAATTATGATTATGTTACAGGGTTTACATTAAATAGTCTAGCTGCGGTTAAAGGAACTTTTGATTGTTCGATGTTTAATAATCTTTTAATTCTATCCTTATATCAAAATTCTTTTTTAACCGAAATTATAAACCCAACACAATCATTAAATAGTAACACATTTAACACTTATCAGGCATATGACTGCGATTTAACTGGAAATTTGGATGTTAGTGGGTTAAATAAATTGGGTGGGGTGTTTAATGTACAATCAAACAACAAATTAACCAGTATTACAAATCCAATAAGTAACCAAATATTTACATCATATAGAGCTGACGCATGTAATTTAACTGGTAATTTAAATTTAAGTGGGTTAACTGGTCTGGGAGGTTGGCTTAGAGTTAATTCTAATCCAAATTTAACTAGTATTACAAATCCAATAAATAACCAAATATTTACCATATATTATGCGTATTTATGTAATTTGATTGGTAATTTAGATGTTAGTGGATTAAGTGGATTAGGAGGATCGTTCAGAGCTTATTCCAATTCTAATTTAACTAGTATTACAAATCCAACAAGTAGCCAAGTATTTACTTATTATCAAGTATACTCATGTAATTTGATTGGTAATTTAGATGTTAGTGGATTAAGTAAGCTAGGCGGGCAGTTTGAGTGTTATTCTAATCCAAATTTAACTAGTATTACAAATCCAACAAGTAGCCAAGTATTTACTTATTATTACGCGCACTCATGTAATTTGATTGGTAATTTAGATGTTAGTGGATTAAGTGGATTAGGGGGGAATCTTCGGGTTTATTCTAATCCAAATTTAACTGGTATCACAAATCCGACAAGTAGCCAAGTATTTACTTATTATTACGCGCACTCATGTAATTTAACTGGTAATTTAGATGTTAGTGGATTAAGTAAGCTAGGCGGACAGTTTAATTGTTATTCTAATCCAAATTTAACTAGTATTACAAATCCAACAAGTAGCCAAATATTTACCACATATTATGCATATTTATGTAATTTAACTGGTAATTTAAATCTAAGCATATTAAGTGGATTAGGCGGGGATGTTCGGGTTTATTCTAATCCAAATTTAACTGGTATCACAAATCCAACAAGTAGCCAAGTATTTACTATATATAATGCATATTCATGTAATTTAACTGGAAATTTGGATGTTAGTGGGCTGAGTAAGTTAGGTGGTAATTTTAATTGTTATTCTAATCCAAATTTAACTGGTATTACAAATCCGATAAGTAGCCAAGTATTTACTATATATAATGCATATTCATGTAATTTAACTGGAAATTTGGATGTTAGTGGGTTAAGTGGGCTAGGTGGTCAGTTTAATTGTTATTCCAATCCAAATTTAACTGGTATTACAAATCCAACAAACACGAAAACCTTCGCGAGTTATTATGCTTATAGTTGTAATATACCCTTTATTAATTTCACTGGATTAACTCAAATAACTAAAATTAATAACTCTAAGGTGTATATACAAGATAACGCTATGACAGTTGATAACGTTAATCACATTTTATTTGATTTAAATATAATATCGGCTTCGGGATATACGGGTAGGGTTATAAACATATCAGGAACTAATGCAGCACCTGATGGTAGCGGTGGTGGGTATGATGGGATTACCGCAAAAAACAATTTAATAACAAAAGGATTTACTGTAACAACAACTTAAAAACAATAATATGGCTATAATAAATAAAGTGATAAAAACAGAAGGAGATACATCCTTTTATGAAATATATAATAATGGTTTTGATTATTATTATTGTATACATTCAACAATTTTTGTGATATTTAAAACGGAAGAACCCGTAAATGGTCGGACACAAACTAGGGAAGACATTTTTGGCGCCGATACATTACAAGAATTAAATGGTGAAATAATTAGATTGGGTTTAACATAAAACTTAGGGTAGGCTATTTATAATTAAACACAATGTATTTCAATGTTAACATAACGGGATCGAGTTACACTCAAGCATCTGGTGTTATTAAGGTGTTTGTGTATGACGGCACGCCTCCATATTTAATAGACTATAGAAATTTCGATGGAAGCCCTTTTATCGGAACAAAAGTGGACGATGGATTGTTTTTTGGGTTTCCTGAATATACAAAAGCCATTAATGTGCCGATAGGTTTTTATTATGTTGATGTTACAGATCAATATGGGGCCGGAACAAAGCTAACAGAATGTGTTATTGTTGGATATTCCGGATATACCCAGCAAAATATTGACAATACACCAGTAGACGATACAATTATTTTTCCGTGCGAAACTGGTAGCACATTCTACTGGATACAAACTGAAGATAATTGTTATCTAAACTTAGCATTTAATCAATGTTTGGATAGTTGCTTTTTAGTCGGAGTTTATTAATTATTTCTTTTTAATTGAAACTTTTAAACTTGTTTGTTCAGGATTACAAGACACAGATATTGTTGATCCATCTTGTATATCTTTTCGTAACATTTCTTCTGATACAGCATCTTCAATCAATCTCTGTATTGCTCTTTCAACTGGGCGAGCACCATAATCAGGTTCATAGGCATCTTTAAAAATATAGTCAATAACATTATCATCCCATTTAAATTTGTATCCGGCAAGTTCAATTCGAGTTCCCAACTTACCCAAATGGATTTTAATGATGGATTTTATTGCTGTTTCGGATAAAGGATTAAATGTTATGATTTCCTGAACACGATTTAGAAATTCCGGAGCAAAATGTTTACGCAATTCCTTTTCAATCCGGTTTTTCATTATCGTTGTTTTGGATAAGCTCGATGATGTTGTAAATCCGACACCGCCACCATATTCAATTGCTTGTTTAATACCAATGTTAGATGTCATAATAATAATGGTATTGCGGAAATTCACTTTGCGCCCTTGGCGATCGGTTAAAAATCCTTCATCAAGCACCTGAAGAAGTGTGTTGAATACGTCAGGATGTGCTTTTTCAATTTCATCAAAAAGAACAACGCAGAATGGTTTACGTCTTACCTTTTCAGTTAGATCGCCACCTTCACCATATCCAACGTATCCCGGAGGTGAATTGTGAACGGCCACACCATTAATAACATATGACGTGTCTTCTTCGACCGACAAATCATAAACTTTTCCGTTATATTTTTCTAATTCAACGTTCTTAATTCTAAAGTAAACATAATCATTATCAATAAACGATTTCCTTTGTATTTTTGTGCCGCTTAAACCGTCCATTACAATATTTAAGTTTGGTAAATCGGCTTGTATTTTTTCAATTTGATCTCCGCCAATGTATAATCGGTATGATGTTTTATGATGGCATTTAGATATTCTTTTTTGTGTTTGAGTGATATATCCCGAATTCCGGAACAACATCGTTAATTGCCCGTGTAATTTTAGTGATGTTGTGTCATATTGTATTCTTCTCACCGTAGTAACAGATCCGTCAGTCAATATTAAGGATTCCAAAAAGATATTTAACAACTCTTGGTTTAAATTGAAAACAAAATCCGGTATTCTTTTAACAACATCTTTTTCACCGCATAAAGATTTAAACATTATAGACACAACTCTAGAAGAAAAGTAATATCGATACGAATTATTTTTAGTCCTGTCAACAATTTTAACATAAGAGTCGTCACCAAATACTTTTTTAATTAAATTAACAATATCCGCATTACATTTTTGTTTTTTTAATCCGAACGTAAAATTAATGGTTTTATTTGATTTACCTGATCCGCCATCTGCAATAAAATAACCCAATAATCTAATAAAATCGTCATTAACCGGAATGAACCTTTTGATTTTTTTATCTTTCTGGGCCCAAATGTGTGTGTCATCTCTCTTGTATTTTGGCAGCCCACTACTATAATCCCATAGGTCAATTACAATATTTTTTAATTCTCTTTTTACGCGCGGATATGCTACAATATCGTCTTTTTGTAGATTTTTTGCTGGTATCCACTCCAATTTGTTCTTATCATACAAACCTTTAAATCTACCACCTTTTTTAGTTTTAATTGCAAGAATTTCATGTATTGGTGTTGTCATAAAATCCATGTTAGAATGAGAAACACAGATTTTAACCATGTCACCAATATTGTCATATTCGTATTTGTCAATAACAGGTTTAATGTTTCCTTTATGGGTGATAATTTGGTCCCCTTTATTCACATCAACAATTCTTTTCAAATCACCATTACTCATTAAAACTAAAGAATCGGGAGCAAAACAGCCGATTAATTTAGACACGGTATGACGTTCCTGATATTCACTCATGTCAATGCGAACAAGAGCGTTTGGCCCAAAAATTTCATCGGCTATTGTTTTAGCGGTTTCCGTTTTACCAACTCCCGTAACTCCCAAGAACAAAAACGTTCCGAGAGGTTTAATTGGATTGGATATTGATGTTTTATTACGCCGTAGGGCTTTTGATACTGCGGTTAATGCCTCATCTTGGTCAACGATTCTATTCTTCATTATTGTTTCCAAGTTGAGATATTTTTTAGCATCATTAACATCACATTTTTCAACAGGAATATTGGTCATCATTGAAACAACTTCACGGATTTTCAGTTCATTAACTTCAACCTTATTATTTTTATTTTCAGATTTCCACACATTTTTGGCGTATGCAAGTTGACGCTGAAGCTCTTCTTGTGTGTCTCTGATTTCCGCCGCCTTTTCAAAGTCTTCTATTTTTATTACCTCTGTTTTATCAATAAGTAATCTTGCAATAGCATCTTGTAGTTTCTTTATGTTATCGGGAAGTTGAGTTTTAATTTGTGAACGTGCTCCCGCTTCATCCATAATATCAATTGCTTTGTCCGGAAAATGTCGATCACTTATAAATCTTGATGCCAATAGAACACACAGATCCAATGCTTTTGGCGTATATGTGACGTTATGATAGTCGCCGTAAATTGGGGCCAACATATCAACAATTAAACGTGTTTCTTCCGATGTTGGTGGCTCAATAATAATCTTTTGGAATCGTCTTTCAAGAGCCCCATCGTTTTCTATTGATTCCCGGTATTCATCCATTGTGGTTGCTCCGATACATTGAAAATCACCACGGGCTAATGCCGGTTTAAGGATATTTGCAGCATCCATATTACCGGAAGGATTACCAGCTCCCATAATAGTGTGAATTTCGTCAATAAAGACAATTATATTTTGTTGGGTTTTAACTTCTTCAATCAAAGCTTTTAAACGTTCTTCGAATTGTCCTCTGTATTTTGTACCAGCAACAAGGGCGGTTAATGATAAAGCCATAATACGCTTATCAATTAAAATTTGTGGGACATCGCCTTCAACAATTTTTTTAGCTAGCGCCTCGACTATTGCCGACTTACCAACTCCCGGTTCTCCAATAAGTACGGGGTTATTCTTTCTTCTCCGGCTTAAAATTTGAGCAACTCTTTCAGTTTCTTTTAAACGACCAACAATTGGATCGATATCGCCGTTCCGGGCTGCTTGGCATAAATCAATGGAGAAATTATCAAGAATTGGGGTTTTTGATTTTTCTCCTGATTTTGTTGAAGTTTTTTTGTTTGCGTTGGGGTTTTCTTCGTCAGTTGTATTAAATGCTCCATTACTCATAAGGACTGTATTTTTAATTGTTTCTTTTAGTTCGTCTTTGTTTACCTTATTTAATAGGTGTTCGACATATTTGTTATTTTTCATTAACGATAACAACAAATGCTCGCTTTGAATTGTATTATGCTTCATTTCTTTGGCATAATTTTGAGCATCTTCGATAATATGTCTTGCTTCAACACTTAATTTTGGAGACGGCACAGCTATTCCGTTTACATTCTTAGCTATTGATATACCAAGATGTTCAACGAGCTTAATCCCAACAGCATCAACATTTATTCCCCTTTCAATAAGAAGCCGTTTGGCGTGATTATCCAGATCCACAATACCAACCATGATGTGCTCGCTTCTTATTTCACTATGGTTCATCTCCTTAGCTCGTTCAAGAGCCAATTTTAAAATTTCTTTTGCTTTATTTTCCATTCTCATAGTTGTTGAATTCGAATACAAAGATAAATATAAAAAATAACAATAACAACAAAACGTTGACTTTTTTTATTAACAGGATTATATTTTCATCATAATAACATAAATAGAAAATAGTATAATCATGGGAATTGTTAAAAAAGATGTTAATGGAAATTTAGTAAGATGCTTAATTAATTCGAGCAATCTATTAGAAACGGTTTATAATACCGAAACCAAAGGATTAATAATTACTTTCAAGGGTGGACGAGTATATGAATATAAAAATGTCAACCCTAAAGTATATAATGAATTCGAACAATCAACAAGTCATGGGAAAAGCTTTTATCAATTATTTAAATCAGCGCCAACAACACGTTTAAAAGATATCGATCCTACAATATTATTAACTGAATTAGCATCAAAAAGCTAATTTAGAATTATTAATATATTTATTGGTATATTAAATACAGTATGCCTGATAAATTTAAACTATCATCTATAATTAAAAGGGGATTTACACAACATAAGGAACTAAATCCCAAATTATTCGATGAAAATCAAAAGTTACACAAAGAAGTTCGTGATAAATTATTAGTTATTGCTGATGATTTTATCGATTCTTTAAATATTGATCACATCGATTCGGAAGATATTATAATCGTTGGTAGTATTGCTAATTATAATTGGAATCCTTATTCAGATGTTGATCTTCATATTGTTTACGACTTTGACGATATTGATGCCGATCCTAAATTGGTGACAGAGTTCTTCCTATCTAAAAAATCTGAATGGAATCAGGAACACGATGTTAAAATATATGGGTATGACGTTGAATTATATGGTCAAAATTCCCACGAGAAAAACATATCCGGGGGGAAATATTCGGTATTGAAAAATGAATGGATTAACATACCTGAGCCGGAACACTATGAGGTTTCAGAAGATTCTTTAATTACAAAAACCAAACATTTTATTCGTTTAATTGATGATGTGCTGTCGTTAGAAGCGTCTGATCAAACTAAAATTAATAAACTAAAAGTAATCAAAGGGAAAATTAAAAAGTATCGTCAAAGTGGACTGGAACATGGTGGTGAATATTCTGAAGAAAATCTGGTGTTTAAAATGCTTAGAAGAAGCGGATATTTGGAAAAATTATCTGACAGTAAACATGAATTGGAAGATAAAATAATGAGCTTACCGGAAAATGTGATACCTAAAGCAAAGGATAAATCATTGAAATTTTCTGATTTACCGGACAAAGATGTACCTACTAATGTTAAGGATAATTATGACAGGGGAAAGAAAATAACTGATGAACAATTATTATCAAAAAAATTATATAAAACTATTAATAATGTCGCTGTTTATGTTGTGGACGGTAAATATATAAGAGATAATTGTGATTTAAATTTTACACAAGGAGGACATGGTTACATATATCCAAATTATATCCCGATTAATGAAATATGGATAGATAAAGCAAATATTGAAGAAATTGACGATATAATAACCCACGAATATAGAGAACGGGAAATGATGGGTAACGGTATGAATTATAATGATGCTCACGAAAAATATGCTAATAAAGCTGAGCAACAGAAACGAAATGACGAAAAAATGGATCCCGACAGATATAAAAACGAAACCTAGCTTAAATAAAAAAAACTTTTATTAAATGGTAAATATTTATATGTAAACAAAAAAATATGAGTTTAGAACCAATAACAGTAATACACAAATACGATGTTGCCGATTTTACAACATATTCATATTGGCTAGTATTTTTCTCTGACGCTGGTACTTTTAGTATTAATGGAAGCCCAGTTACAGCACCAGCAGGTACAACTTTGGATATTCAAGTATTTTCAGTACCAATTTATATAACTGGAAGTACAGAATTATATTTGTTAGGAAGTGAATGCGTTTGTGGACCATTTTATCCAGCATATACAGGTTCAACAAGTAATGAATACCCCGTCCCCACAAGGTACTATGACGGTAATATTGGTAATGGTAGGGATGACCGTAGCCCTAGCACCCCTTATGATCCAACTTATAGCGGAAGATAATTAAAAAAATAACAGAAATTAATAAAAGCAAACAATGGAAACTTTAAAAGGTAAAAACATAATCGAGAGAATGAATCAGCTGATGAACTACGGTAAATCAACTCCAACGGTAAAAGAAGGCCGTAACTGGGCTAACATCGAATACACAATAAAAGCCCCTAACGGTAAAACATATGGTATTCTAAGAGATCAAACTAAATTTTATATTAAAGAATCTAAAGTAGCAAATCCAACAATTAAAGATTTTGAATTTACTGATGGTGTTATTAATGGATCTAAAAAATCATATACTAACTATTCACACGCATTGAGCTATCTAAATTTAATGATTGCTGAAATGAATCAAAAAAATCCGAAAGCAAAAGCTATAAATTTACTGGAGTGTGATATGAAAAGGCCAATGGAAGAAGGATCAATTGAAGATACTGAAGTGCCTGCGGAAATACAGGAAAAAAAAGAAAAAGAAGTTGATGAAAAAACTGTACTAAAAGTTCCACAAGAACAACCAGCAGCCGCCGCACCAGCTCCCGCTCCTGAAGCTTCTGCACAACCAGAAGGTGATACAGGATTGGATCTTGGTGGTGATGATACTCCTGATTTAGACCTTGGTGACGACTCAGGCGATGATGATTTGGGCGATGAAGAACCACTTGAAGGCGGGGAAGAAACAAAGATAATTCAAAAACTAACCGGTAAACTTGGTCAGAAAATGCGTGATTTAGACGAGCCTGATCCTGATCTAACAAAATATGTAATGAATTCTGTTATGTCAGCATTGGATTTACAAGATTTGGAAGCTAAAGACCAAAAACAAATCGTAAAGAAAATGAAGAAAAAAATGGCTGGTGAAGGTGAAATGGATGATGCTGATGGTGATGCTGGATTGGATCTTGGTGACGAAGGTGGGGAAGATTTAGATATGGGCGGAGATGAAGCTAGCTCAGATTTAGACTTTGGAAGTGATGAAGAAGAACCAAAAAAAGAAAAAGATCTGGCTGAAAATGACGCCCCTTACGGTGAAAAGAAAGAGCCACAAAATATTAAAACAGCTAGTGCTCCTTTTAACGAAAAACCCAAAAACATTAAAACCGAATCAAAAATACAAAAAACAATAAAAAAATATTTTGAGCTAACACCTGAAGAAAAAAAGGAAAAAGATAACCAATTTTTAAATGAATCTATTAATAAAGCTATGTTACTTAAAGAGGGTAAGTCAAAATGTAAGACTGTCGAACAGGAAATTGCTCTTGGTAAAGTTCTGGACTATGATAAAGGATTTGCTATTAAAACTATGAAGGAAAACGTTATTATTGATACTAACCGTAAAGTTAATCTTGGTGGTAATATATATACAAAACTTATCATGGTTGAAACTAGCGGGAAAGTAAGCGGTATATTGAAGGACACTGTAAAGAAAACCGCTCGTCAATACAGAATGAAGGATAAAAATGATTATAAAAACTTCATATCTCTTGGAATCTAAAAAAAAATATCTTATCTTTGTGAACGAGATGGGACCTAATTATCTCGGCAATTTTATGTATGAGTTTATTTTTGGGGAGGATACTGTAGATGTTGATGGTGAAGAATGGGGATACGAAGGAAAAGCAGAGCCCCCACATAAAGAATATATAAAAAGTGTCGGTATATTAGAGAACAGTAAGGTTAATTTTAAGGTAATACAAAAAGAAGAGAGTTTTACAATGTATGACGCACAAGAAGGAATTATAGGATTAGCTTGGGAATCGTATGAAGGAATGGATGAAGGATTTAAATCAGATAAAAGATTGGTTTTTCATTATGGGGAAGATGAAACAATGGTCACAGATAAATTATACGCCCGTGATATGAAATTAAAAATAAAAGAAAATTAAAATTATGGCAGAAAATTCAATTGAAATAGGACTACAAACACCAATAGCAGCAGCTAGCGCATTAAAAAAAGCTGGTTATGGTGTCACATCTGGCGGTAAACCCGTTAATGTATCTGAAACGGACGATAAAGAAAAAGAATTAACCGATGGGGAAGGTAAAATCCACACAAAAAAGTGGGATCGTTGTGTTAAAAAAGTAAAAGCCTCCGGGAAATCAGAAGAATCAGCATATAAAATTTGCTCCAGCTCTGTTAAAAATGCCGGTGTTCAATCAGATCATCAACAAAAGACAGGAAAACAATATGTTGCCAATCGTAAAGAATCTGAAACTAACGAAGGTGATACAATGTTCGATGTGTTCCCCGAATTAAATGCCCAAGTTACACAAGATGGCGGTGAAATTAAGGACATTAAAGTAAATCAGAAACCTATCGAAAAGGCCGAAAAACCCAATGAAACTTGGCCAAAAAAAGTTGCTCGTGACAAACAAGAAGAAAATCGTAAATCAAATAAAAAGCCAATAATGGAAAAATCAAAAGGTGACGTTATATCCAAAAAAGAAGTGTTAGAAGCAATCCAAAGTGGCGGTAGCCCAGCTCCCGCGCCCGCAAGACCGGCTCCGGACGCTCCAACAACCACCCCATCGAAACCGGGACAAAAACCAAAAAAAGACAATCCATTTCGTCCAAAACCGGGACCTAATCCAAACCCAAAAGGAGCTTTACCTTCATGGCTAAAAGCAGATAAATTAGGTATTGGTAAAAATCAGCCAGTTAGTGAAGAATTGAGTGGTGATTTACAAGAAGCTTTAAACTATATTAAAAAAATAATCTAATTCATATGTCAGACAAATCAAAATTAATAAAAGGAACATTGGATCGTTTACTAACTGAAAGAGCAATTGATTATGGTGACCGACCTGAACGTATGGATCCCGGACATGAAAGAAATTTAGCTCAAAAACAAACAACATTCAGCGACCATCCCGCAATGCCGGAAGTTGATCCTGAAGGAATTCCAAGCGATTTCCCCGAATTAATGGCATCAAAACGATTTAAAGATGTCATTCAAGATGTGCTTCGTTTTACCGGTGTACAATCAATTCCTCGTGGTATGAATGGAATGCAGGCACTACAAAGAATTTTAATGACGGCAGTTCAGCGAATATTTGACTTGGAGGATGGACATCGCGAAGATTTGGAACAACTAGCAATTGACTTAGTAAAACAGGAATTCGGAATACAAGATGACGATTATCAATGGGATGTTAAAATTCTTGATATCCGCAATCCCGAAGAACAAGAAGAAATGTCACAGAAAATACAAGACATGAATAAAATGCCAGAAGAAGAACAAGAAGCTGCTGTTGAAGAAGCCATTGAAAATCTTAACGACATTGAACTTGAAAAATATAAAAGAAGATTCATGAACGCCATAGTCCAAGGGTCAGCCCAAAAAATGAATCAATCTTACTATCTTGTACAGGACAGATTAAATACAATTCATCCGGACTTATTAAATTTATATGGTACAATGATGGCTGTTAATGATCTTCAATACTGGATACTACCTGACGAAACTATTGAAGCCGCAGCTGCAGGTGGTAGTGGTGCTGGTTCTGAAGAAATTAACAACGAAACTGATCCACCAACTATCAAAGCTCGTGGTATTAATTTTCCCACACTTGTTCATGAAATAACCAAAGCGGTAATGGACGCTATTGCAACACATGGATTACCTGATGACGAATCTACCGCTCAAGCCGTTATTCAAAGTGAGGATACATTAGCTAAAGAAGCTTGGGACTTACGTTTAGGCCCGGTTATTTGGGAAAAATTCAGATCAGCATATCCGGAAAAATTATACGATGAAGATATGCGTAGGATTCAGGCTTATTTGGTTGCTGAAGTCGCTAAGCTCCCCGCAGAAGAATTTATGGAACTAGCTAAAGAAATTCTATCCGGAAGTGATATTGGTAAAAGAAGACTAGAACAAATTGTGGACGGTATTCTTACTAAATTACGTGAAGAAGAATATGCTGAATTTGAATATGATCAGAACACACAAAATCCAACACCTCCAGAAGATGAAACCGGCGAAGAACCAACTGGGGAAAAAGAATTTGATCCAACTGATCCGTCAACTTGGTAATTAAAATATAACACAACAAAAAACCCCACATAGATTTACTATGTGGGGTTTTTTGTTGGTGCTCGATATTTATTAAAAAATGTCGAGTTATGAGCAATGAAATATTAAAAAAGATTATTCAAGTGCCGTTTCCTGAAAATCAATATGTAGTAGAGGAAACAACAAAAAAACAAATTTATCTTCATCACACAGTTTCACCACAGGCCGATTCTTTAACTGATATAAATTATTGGAAGAGTAATCCGGAAAGAGTCGCAACATCAATAATTATACAAGGTGATGGAACAATTTATCAGTTATTTAGCACAAAGTATTATGGATATCACTTAGGATTAGGAAATAGTGAATTCAGTCTTTATGGGTTACCTTATAAAAGTTTAGATAAAATATCCATTGGAGTTGAAATCGATTCGTGGGGTGGACTAGTTAAACATACAGATAATAATTGGTATCCTGCTAAATGGGACAAAAACTTAAAAAAATTGGTTCCTAATACTAACTGTAAATTCATTCCAAAAGAACAAGTACAAGAGGTTCCAAATGGTTTCAGGGGTTTTTATGCCTTTCAGAAATATACAAAAGAACAAATAGAATCACTACGTCAATTATTAATCTATTGGAACGAAAAATGGGGAATACCCTTAACTTATCGGGAAGATATATTTGATGTTGATGCCGAAGCTTTAAAAGGAATACCCGGAGTTTATACACATTGCTCATGCCGGAAAGATAAATCCGATATTTTCCCTCAGCAAGAAATGATCGATATGTTAAAATCTCTATAATGGCCAATACAGCACAAATGGTTGAGTTTTTAAAGTGTTTGGAAGACATTCCCTACACTCTTAAAACATATAACGAAACTTTTGATAAGACTAAAAATAAATTTGTTCCATTTGCTTTATTTTCAGAGCAACACAATTTAATAGATTTATATGCGAGTAATCATCGTTTCGTCTTAGCTTTAAAATATAGACAAGCAGGAATTACAACCGTCACTGCTGGATACTGTGCTCATCGTATTGTTTTTGGCGACCCCGAGAACCCAGAAAAAATTCTTATACTGGCAAATAAACAAGATACCGCATTGGAATTTTTAGCTAAGATTAAAGGTTTCATCGAGCAATATCCTGAATGGCTTGGTATAGGTAAAAAAGATAGAAAAAATGATGGCGCTTTACATTACGAAAAAGAATCACAAAAACATATCAGCCTATTTAATAAAGAAAATAAAATGGTTGGCGAAGTTAAAGCACTAGCCACAAGTCTTGATGCATTACGTGGATTTACCCCAACTTTATTAATCCTTGATGAAGCTGCATTTATTGAAGGTGGTGCTGACTTATGGGGTGCTTGTCTAGCTTCTCTCGGAACAGGGGGACGAGCATTTATGATTTCTACCCCTCACGGCCAAGATCAAATTTATTATAAAACATATGCCGATTCAATAAGTAATATTAATACCTTCAAAATTTTTCAGATGTACTGGTATGATGATCCAAGATACAATAAAGATCTGATTTTTGTTCAATATGATGGTAATTTAGTTGATTGGATGGCAAACCCGGAATTACGAGAAATGTATCCGATCAAAAAAAATGGATTAGACACACCAAGAACTGAATGGGATGAATTATTTAAACAAAATTGGAAACCCTGTTCACCATGGTATGAATCAATGTGTCGTGAACTGAATTTTGACAAACGTATGATATCCCAAGAGTTAGAGGGAAATTTTCTTGGTTCTGGTGATAATGTTGTTGAAGAAAAAATAATAGAAAAACAGGCAACAGAAAATGTTTGCGAGCCCATAGAAAAACAATTAGAGCAAAAATTATGGATATGGAAAGAACCCGAAATTGGTCATAAGTACATTTTAGGCGCGGATGTCAGCAGGGGAGATTCTGAAGATTTTAGTTGTTTTACTATTATTGACTTTGATGAAATGGAACAAGTAGTTGAATATAAAACAAAATTACCACCTGATATTTTTGCTGATATTGTGTTTAAATGGGCTCATAAATATTCAGCCTTCATTGTTGTCGATATTACTGGCGGAATGGGAGTTGCAACATCACGAAAATTACAAGAGTTGACTTATCCAAATGAATTGTTATATTTTGATGGTATAAAAGATGACGATAGATGGAAATATGGAATTTATAATGATAAAACTCCCGGTATTAACTATAACAATAAAAGAGCACAAATTGTTCAAGCTTTCGAAGAAGGAGTCAGAACAACATTTAAAATACGATCAAAACGACTAATTCAAGAAATGAAGACCTTTGTATATATTAACGGTAAAGCCGATCATAGTAGAGGATCTCATGATGATGGAATTCAAGCATTAGCAATGGCTCTTTATGTCGCACAAAATTCTTTTACAAAATTAAAACAAAACGAAAAGAAAGTTAAAGCAATGATAAACGCTTGGACATCATCAAGTGTTCAAAAAGATGATGTAACTAAGCCAAAATTACAAAACAACCAGCCCGGAAATGGATATATGTGGTTATTTTCCGGATTAAAATAATTAGAATATACTAGTTATTATTTTGAATTGATGATTATATTATAGACATGGAAGACAATACAAATTTAACAATGTTTCAAAAACTAAGTCAGGCTTTCGGATTAGGAACTCCAAAAGCACCCGACCAAGCAACCAAATATCAATATCAATATAATTCACCAATACAAAATCGTGAAATTGTACTGAAAACTGATAATAAACAAGAATATGAACGCGAAAAACTAGAACGCCAACAACAAGCTTATCTCGTTAGCCAATGGACAAAGACAGATTCGGAACTATATCGCCAAGCAATTTATTATGAAACTACCAGATTAGCAAGTTATTATGATTTGGAGGCCATGGAATATTCAATACATGGCGATACTAAGATAGCTACGCCGGATGGATTTATAACAATTAAAGAACTTGCAGATAAAGGGCGAGATCACGAATTTATTGTTTATTCCTATGACCATAATAACCAAAAAATCGTTTCGGCCCGGGCCAAAAATGCACATTGTACTCGGAACGAAATGACGTATAAAATCACATTTGCCGATGGGAATTTTATTATTGCAACACATGGTCACAGATTTTTAAAATATAAAGGGGTTTATTCTGTTGTTGAGGATTTAAAAGTTGGTGATTTAATGATGTCTTTTTACGATGATATTAGATTAACAGCTCAAATGACAATGAGCAACGCTAATAACACCGTAGCAAACAATCTTGGTTGGGATAATATTATTAATGCCGCGCAAACACATAAAACTTTAAACCAAACATCGGAATTTTTACAGGTTGACCCCACATCGTTATTAATTCGAATTGTAAATGACGGGTACTATAGTTGGGAAACGTTCTGTCAGGTATATGAAATTGATGAATATTACGGTTTAGAAACATTGAACAATCATCATATTCAAATTATAAGCATTGAACCCTATGGTATTGTACCAGTATATGATTTAACGGTTCCGGGATTTAAAAATTTCGCAACAGATAGTATATTTTCTCACAATACACCGGAAATATCAGCAGCGCTGGATATTTTTTCAGAAGAAGCAACAACAGCTGGAGATAATGGTAAAATTTTAAATGTGTATTCAGATTCTAAAAGAGTTAAAAAAGTACTAGAGAGTTTGTTCTATAACACTTTGGATATCAACACGAACCTACCACCATGGACACGCAATGCGGTAAAATATGGCGATAATTTTATATTTTTAAAGATTGATCGTGAGCGTGGAATCGTTGGCTGCACTCAATTACCTAACATTGAAATCGAGCGTAAGGAATACCATGCGGATAGTATTTATAGAAACATAACGAACGAGAAACAACCCGGAATTCAGTTTAATTGGAAGAATAAAGATCTGTCATTTCAGTCATGGGAAATTGCACACTTTAGACTAGTAGGGGACGATCGTCGTTTACCTTACGGAACTTCAATACTCGAAAAGGCTAGACGTATATGGAAACAATTGCTCCTATGTGTTGCATCAGATACCGAAATATACACTATTGATGGTATAAAACAAATAAAAGATATTAAATCAAACGATATTATATATAGTTTCGACCCATCATCTCAAAAAGTTATTCAAACACGAGTTAATAATTGTGCTAAAACTGGTGATAATAAAACGTTATATCGTGTTCGAACAAATTATAATTCAATTGATGTCACAGATAATCATCCGATAATGGTATGGGATGGTAAAAATTATCAATATAAAACAATTAAAGATATTAATACAAATAAAGATAAATTAGTTTGCCCGGCTATTGATAATGGTAATAGTTCATATAGTGTTCAATTGTCTTCCGATGGGTATTCAGTACAATTAAACGAAGCTGGGCTAAATTATGCTGCATCTATTGATAGAAAAAATATTGTTCAGAAAATTATAAAAAATATTGATAGTAAAAATTATAAAAATGTTCATGCTTTTTTAAATGGTAAAAGAAAAATTAAATATTCATTATTACCACAATTATTAACGACATTTGGAATTACAATAGATATGGTCGATGTTTATTATGGTAAGTCTATAACCGTTTTAAATAAGGATCTTACCTATCAAACAAATCCTGAAATTTCTCGCATATTTGGCTTTATGTTAGGTGATGGTTGGCTACAAAAAAACACGTTTGGATATGCACTAGGCGTTGATGAAATTCAAAACCAATTTTATCACGATTTAATGGTGCGACAATTTGGAAAAAAAATAAGAATTAATTATCCGGTTATTGGCGTACGGGGTGGGCAAGCATTGATTGATTCAAAAGAACTGGTTAATTTGTTTAAAAAACTGGGGTTTATTACTGGATTTAAAAATAAACGTATTCCTGATTGGGTATTTAATTTAAACATCGAAAATCGTTTACAATTTATTCGCGGATTGTTCGATGCTGATGGCTCAGATCGATGGGGGGTAATAGGACTATCAAACAAACATTTAATTACCGATTATCGAAGAATATGCCAAATGTCAGGTTATGGAGTTGGAAAAATATCAGAAAAAAAGGGATGGATTGATAATAAGGATAACATAATTGTACATCACCAAGATACGTATAAACTATATATTAATTTTAAGAATCGTACAGATTTAAGATACCAAAATATTTTATCTATTGAAGAGCTTGGTAATGATGAAGTGTGGGATTTAAGCGTTGATAGTAATATACATAATTTTATTGGTAATGGGGTTGTTGTCCACAATTGTGAAGATGCTATGTTAATTTATAGAACATCAAGAGCTCCGGAACGGCGTGTATTTAAAGTTTTTGTTGGTAACATGGATGACGATGATGTTGAAGCTTACGTACAAAAAGTTGCCAATAAATTTAAACGTTCTGTTGTTGTCGATTCTGCAACAGGGCAAATTGATACAAGATATAATCAATTAGCGGTTGATCAGGACTTTTTTATACCTGTTCGTGACCCTAATGCACCAAATCCTATAGACACATTACCGGGTGCATCTAATTTAGCAGAAATTGCTGACGTAGAGTATATTCAGCGTAAGTTATTTGCCGCAATTAGAACACCTAAAGCGTTTCTTGGATTTGAGGATGTTGCTGGTGATGGTAAAAATTTAGCTCTTAAAGATATTCGTTTTGCGAGAACTATTAATCGTGTTCAGCAGTCAATGATTCAGGAACTAAATAAAATTGCTATTATTCATCTATATGTTCTTGGATTTGAAGATGAGATTGATAATTTTACATTGACACTAAATAATCCTTCGACACAGGCTGAGTTGATGAAAATTGAGTCCTTAAAAGAAAAGGCTCTATTATATAAAGATTTGGTGAGTGATGCTGGTAATGGATTTTCAATAACTAGTATGACATGGGCAAAGAAAGAAGTTATGGGATTTTCCGAAGATGAAATTAGATTGGATCTCGAGCAACAAAGACTTGAAAAAGCAGCAGCAAATGAAATTGCTAAGACTACCGAAGTTATTATACACACAGGAATCTTTGATAATATTGATAAGATTTTCGGTAAACGGGCTGATCAGGAAGGAGAAGCTCCGGCTGCGGGCGGAGAAGCTGGCGGTGCAGGTGGAGGCGGTGGTGGTAGTTTCGGTGGATTAGGCGGTGATCTGGGTGGCGCAGAAGGCGGACTTGGCGGCGGTGATATGGGTGGCGGTGGTGGAGAATTTCCTGCTCCGGGCGAAGAATCTGCTGTTCCGGGCGAAGAAGATGGTGTTCCTCCGACAGAAAACGAAGTCGAAGAAGAAGGACATATAAGGAAAAATGATGATAGACCATTATTGATTGAAAATCGGATTTCCTATGATCTTAATGAAATGTTAAACAATCTCGATAAATTAATAGCTCCAAATATTGATGATGGTGAACAATAAAAGAATAACGAATATTTATTAGAAAATAATAATATGAAAAATTTTGCTAAACTAAAAGATTCAATCTACAATGAGGTGTTAACTTGTTTAAAAGAAGATAGAACTAAAGCCAAACGATTAATTAAAGGTTACGTTAACATTTTAAAACAACACCCAACGTTAAAAGAAGCCTTTCATATTCATCATAACTTTGAAGAAGGAAGTTTCATTAATGAAGATGTAAAACATGGATTTATTATTGAGAATTTAAATGCAATCAGAAAATTAAGTAAAGAAGATTTAAGATTGGGTTTGGATGCTTTAGATAAATTCATAAAGGAAAATAAAATTCAATATGCAACTGATTTAAACGCTCTGAGTGAAAAAATTTCTAGCTTAATGATGAACATAAATCGTGTTGATAGATCAGTTGAAAATAACAAAGCCATTGAGTATATTATTAACGAGGTCACAAAACGTGAAATAAATACAAATCAACGTAAACCGGTAAGTCATAAAATATTTAAAGAAGTCGCAACAAAAAATTACCACAATAAGTACAATAATTTAAGTGAAGACGAAAAAAAGATTATTAAATTTTTCTTTACCGGGAATAAAAAAATGATTAAAGATCATTACAATAGTATATTATCAACGATTAAAGAAAACATCAATCAAAAAATTCAAACCGCTGACAATAAAGATACTAAAATCAAACTATACGAGGTGAAAGATAGGTTATACGACAATCCCACCGAGATAACATTAGAACATTTCAATAAATTACTTCAACTAAAAGAAAGTTTGAAATAATAGTTGTTTTTCAGCAAAAAAGCATTATATTATAAGCGCAATAATTATTGCGCTTATTTTATTTATAACAAAATAACATTCTATTATGAAAACGTAACGTGAAAAAAGGTAAAGAGCTAAATGTCAAACTAAACAAAAAATTTAAAACTTATTATGGGACAATAGATAATAAAGATTTAAAAACCATTTATGTTGGGATAACAACTTGGATAAGGCCAAAAGTCGACATGGATAATTATTCGTCACCAATATCCCATTTACGAAAATTAATTCAACACGGAGTATATCAATATGTTAATTGGCAGTTATTTCGAGCGGATCACCATATTATTGATATCGATGTTAAAGATTCTAGGATCGAATTCAATAAATCGAGCTATTTAAAGATCGAGATTACTTTGTTTGTTAAAAATAAAGATTCAATATTATCAAATTTAATTAAAACAGATATGGTAAGGTTTATTAATGGAATGGTATCATCAATTGAAAAGTCGAATAATTTTGAGTTTACTATGAATAAAAAAAGTCATGTCTCCACAATATAAAAATCATAGCCCAAAAAAAATTGTAAAACATTCTGTTCTTCAAGGAAAGGTCAGTACAAGAAAACAAGAACATATAACCCCCCCAATTACAGTCCCAAAAGAAAAGCCACTACGTGAGCTTATTGAACCCCAACCATTATTGAATTCCGGAAATAAAATTAACCGATTACACATTGTAGTAACTTGTGTTAATTATAGTGATTTCTTAATTATTTCTTTGTCTGAAAATATAAAAATTATTGATCCTAAACATATTATTGTTGTTACTGATAGTCAAGATACATTAACCAAACAGATTTGTAATACTTTTGGAGTCAATTGTGTTATTACGAATAGATTTTACGAAGATGGCGCGGTGTTTAATAAGGGGAAAGGAATTAATGATGGGATTAATTCGATTGTAGACCCCGATTGGATATTAATAACTGATGCCGATATTGTTTTTCCTACCGACTTGCTAGATATACTAAACAAAAAAAGAATAAACACCAATAAATTGTATGCAGCGACAAGATATTTATGTCACAGTTACGCCAAATACCAAAAATATAAAAATAACGACATATCTTTAACAGAATTAGATGGTATTCACCATTGCCCGCCTGTTGGATATTTTCAATTATTTTCATATAATCATCCGAATTTAACTGATAAAAATTCAATATATCCGGAAAATTCGATTGACGCATCTTGGTCTGATATGTTGTTTGCTGATAAATTTCCTCAAAAAGAATGTCTTCAAAATATTAAACTATTACATTTGGGTGAAGATAGTAAAAATTGGAAAGGTCGGAAAACAGAAAGATTTATTAACGATACAATTTTTAACGATTTTATTATTAAGCAAGAAGCATATCCATTTATCACATCAATTCGTGAACAATATAATAATGATAAATTAGCAGTTATTACGTCATTTTTCAATCCCGCAAATTATTCAAATATTAAGTCGAATTATATTGAATTTAAAGACTTTATTAACAAATCCGGTGTTGATTTATTCACGATTGAATTGGTGTTTGACGATCAAGAATTTTTCACAGAAGAATCCGAATTTAATATTCACATACGAGGGGATTCAAAAAATATAATGTGGCAAAAAGAAAGATTACTGAATATATTGATTGACAAAATTCCGGTAGAATATAACAATATTGCGTGGATTGATTGTGATGTAATTTTAGATGATTATGATTGGGTTAATAAAGTTAACACCAAATTGAAGTTTTATAAAATGATCCAATTATTTGAAACGGGAAAATTTTATAATGAATTAGGACAAATTAATAGAATTAGTGATGGCATTATTAAACATTTACATAATTTAAAACTTAATAAAATAATTGATTTCCACACAGTACATGGAGGCACTCCTGGTCTCGCTTGGGCAATTCGTAGAGAATGTATCCAGAAAACCAAATTTGTTGATGATATGATTATTGGTGGCGGTGATGCTATTATGATGCTGGCTTCGGTTGGCTGTTTTGATGACCAATTTGTGTATAAAAAAATGAATTCGGAAATGTTATCACAAACATTAAAATGGTCACATAAATTTTATAAAGAAATACAAAACTCAGTATTCTATATTCCCGGTAACGCATATCATTTATATCATGGTACAAATTTAAAACGTAATTATAACAATCGAATAGATTATTTAAACAATAACAGCTACACGCCCAATTATGATATTGTTTTAGACAATAATAAATTATGGGCTTGGAGTTCTGACAAGCCAAATTTACATAATATCGTTAAAAAATATTTTTTCGATAGAGATGAGGATGATAATTTGAAATCAATAAAAAATTTAAACAATTATTTTGATGGAATTTTTTGTATTAATCTTGAACGTAGATCCGATAAATGGGATATTATGCAGAAACGATTTAATAGAAATAATATAAAAGTTACCCGCATCGGGGCGTTTGATGGTGATTGGAATATAGTTAAAAACGAATGGCAAAACATTTATAACCATCTAAATGATAAATTTAAATCACAAATGACAAATCCATCAGCTTATGGTTTATTGGAAAATCAATATGCTTATGGAACATTATGTAGTCATATTTCTGTTATTACATTTGCTAAACAACATGGATTAAAAAAAATATTAGTTTTTGAAGATGACGTCGTGTTTCATAAACATTTCAATGAACAATTAACGAATATATTAAAATTGAAAAATTGGAAATTGTTATATTTGGGCGCTAGCCAATATCGATGGGAAAATATAACATTGAAACAAGGATATTATAATGCTAATCACACGCTGGGAGGATTTGCCTATTGTTTAGATTCCTCAGTTTATGACGAAGTTTTGAATCTGGCGTTTTTATATGAGAAATCATTTGATAATTGCTTAGGTAATTTTAATGGACACGACATTCAAAGTCGGTATCCGAACGATTGTTATGCGTTATATCCCAATATCGTAATTGCTGATGTTGGAGATAGCGATTTGCGAGAAAAAAGAAATTTAGATGAGCACGCAAAAAAAATGCGGTGGGATTTAAATTTATATGATTTCAGTTAACGAAAATTGAAATAATACATAATTAACAAGTAATTTATTTTTTTTAGCATTTAAACATATTTATTAAGAAAATATGTTGTATGCGAATATTAAAATCAGGTGAAACTGGCTGGGGCGGTTTGATAGAATGGGATGCTGGTTTCATCAATCCCAATCAGAAAGACAATAAACTTATTCTCGAACAAATGGCTGAGGCAATTAAGAACCCAACGCCACCATATGCTCCATATCCATTTTATATGTATGCTGTATTACAAAAAGCTGGGATTGAAAATAAAAATGGTAGAATATATCCTTTTGATGTTTTAGATCCAGAAATACAAAAATATTTAACGTTAATTCCCGATAGATCAACTAGTGAATATAATCATCCAGAATGCGTTGATGACCAAGTAGATACGTTAACAAATGATGGCTGGAAAAAAGTTAAAGATATTAATGTTGGTGATTTAATTTTAACATATAATTCTGAAACTAAAACATCTGAATATAAATTAGTAGATAAAAAAATAGATCAGCCATATAAAGGTAAGATGATTTATTTTAAAGGTAGAAATATCGATGTCCAAACAACTCCAAACCATAAATTTTGGATAATCAATAAAAACAGTAATATTGGTAAATTTATAACAGCTCAAGAAATTTTCAACGGAGGATCGGAGCTTTCTAGCTGGTACATTCCTAAGTCTAGCATTTATTTAGGTGGCATTGATTATAAGACATTTAAATTGTCTGGTATAAAAACTAATATACCAAACAAGGGAATTAATGATACATATAATACCGATATTGAAATTAATGCTATTGTGTGGTTTAGATTTTTAGGCTTTTATTTATCTGAAGGACATTCATCTGGCGTTAATACCGGCAAGCGATCATCTTTTAGAGTTGTAATTACACAAAAAAACGTAGAAAAAATTAATATTATTCGTGAAATTTTATCACAATTACCCTTTGATTTCCATGAAAATACAAGAAAAAATGGAACAAAAGATTTTAGTATTTACGATGCTCGATTACATAGTTATTTAGCTAAACTTGGTGATTCACACTCTAAATATATTCCACAAGAAATTAAAAATGCTGATCCAAAATTATTAAATGAATTATTTGATTGTTTTAAAATGGGTGATGGTAGAACTATTGGACAAATATATACACAAAGCGATGTATTTTCCACATCCGAACAATTAATTAATGACCTACATGAAATATTAATTAAAATTGGAGGGAATGGTAAAATTAAAAAAGAAGAACGTAACAAAGATAGATATATTAAAAATAATGATGGAACATTGCGTTTAATTGAAGGAAAAAATACTAAGCCGATATATTTTTTAACGATCGCTAAAACAAATAATATATGGTTAGATAAACGATTTTTACAGGTAGGTGAGGTTGATTTTGACGGTCGAGTATATTGTGTTACAGTACCAAATCATATTTTTTATATTCGCAGCAATGGAAAATCTTGCTGGACTGGAAATTCAAGTATTATCGATCTTGAACGTATTTCACACCGATTAGTTAAAGTGTGGTGGGAAGATAAAGTGTTAATGGGACAATTAGAAATTCTTACGTCACCAGCGTTTAGGCATCATGGACAAATATCTTGCAAGGGAGATCATGCCGCATTATTACTAAGCTATGGAATTACGCTAGGCATTTCTTCTCGTGGTGTTGGATCATTAAAAAACGAGCACGGAAAAAATATTGTACAATCAGATTTCGAATTAATTTGTTTTGACCTTGTTTCTTCGCCATCCACTCCGGGAGCCTATTTATTCAATGATATCAACGCAAAAGATAACTTACCGGAAATGATAAAAAATAGAAAAGATGAATTAATAACAGAATCCAATATAAAACTAATCGAGCAATTAAACGAATTTTTGTTATAATAAAGTAAATAGTAATTGTACTTTTTAATAAATCAACATATTTATAAGAAATTCCCCTAAGACGGGTAATATAATTTTTAATTAAAAATAATGAATAGTATGGCAAACAAACCAAAATCAATTCTTGATGAAGCGTATGACGAAGCAAGATCTTTAGAAGAAGCTCTTAAATCAAACGCTAAAGATTTATTGTCAGCAGCAATGAAAACCGATCTTCAATCCTTGGTAAAAGAATCCTTAGATGATGAAAATGAAGATGACGAAGACGTGGACATTGAAACTGATGATGAAGCATCTGATGTTGATACCGATGACGAAACAGCCGATGACGATGATGAAACAGCTAGCGATGATGCAGATATAGATGATATAGCTGCTGATGATACTGCTGATGATTTACCCGCAATTGGAAGTGATGACGAAATCGATACTGATATTGATGACGAAACAGCCACAGACATCGAACCAATGGACACTGGAACCGATGTTGTGGATATGACAACAGCCTCTGATGGTGATGTATTAAAAGTATTTAAAGAAATGGGTCCTGAAGACGGTATTGTGGTAACACGAGATCCTGAAGGAAACATTGACGTTAATACCGGCACAGAGGAATTCAAAATCATGACAAACGAACCAGTTGTCGGAGAAGAAGAAGGTATTAGTGACCTTGAAACAGATGACGACTCAGCTGAGGGTGATGAAGTTATGTATGAACTAAATTTGGATGGATTGGACGAGGACATGAACGAAAATGAAGATTCTCCATTTGACGGAAAGGGATCAAAAGTCGGTAAAAACGCCCCTTATACCGGAAAAAATTCAGTAGACACAGACGCGCCTTTTACTACTAAGAACAAAGTTCAGGCAGTAAGTGAAAATGACGATGCAGAAGCTGAAATGCACGAGAATAAACCAAGAGTAATGGCCAATCGCTTCCACACAACAGGTAACAACCAAAATGCCGGTCCTTATACCGATGGTAAAAGACAGACAAGAGGTGCGTTAAAACAAGAAGAGTTAGTTCGTTATCAGAAACTTGTTGAAAGCTTAAAGGCTGAAAACAAGAATTTCAAAAAAGCTGTAGAAGATTTTAAGAAAAAGCTACACGAAGTTGCAGTATTTAATTCTAATCTGGCTTATGCCGTTAGACTGTTTACTGAAAACACAACAACAAAAAAGGAAAAGATCAATATCTTACGCAGATTTGATAATGTGAAAAGTTTGGAAGAATCGAAACGTTTATTCGAATCGGTTGTGAAAGAACTTGGTTCATCACTTATTAAAGAAGGTAAAACAATTGATGAAAAAATCACCAAGACACCAACTAGCAGTGTGTCACAAGAAACAAAACAAAAAACTCAGATCTTTGAGTCTAAAATCTATGAGGACCCAAAATTTAAACGTTCTCTGGATATCATGAAAAAAATAAATAAATAATATTATGTCAAGTTACTTATTAAAATCAGGTAAAGTAGGCACAATAGGTATGGACCAACTTCGTCTTATTCGCGAGGAAGCAACTCGCCGTTGGGATGAACTTGAATTTCTACAAGGTCTCGAAGGACACCTTAAAGAAAACATAGCTTCGTTATACGAAAACCAAGCGAACCTATTACTACGCGAAGGTACTGCCGCTGAAGGTGGTGCATCAACCGGTTCATTTGAAACCGTTGTTTTTCCTATTATACGTAGGGTTTTCTCAAAACTTTTAGCTAATGAAATTGTTTCAGTTCAGGCCTTAAACCTTCCTATAGGTCGTCTGTACTTCTTCAATCCTAAAATTAGCAGACGTATCAATCCAGCCACAGGCGGTGGAAATAATCAATGGGGTCAACCGGGATTCCCAACAGCAGATACAATGGGCGGACAAAGCAACGCCACTTTCGAAGAAAGATCATTGTATGATGCTTACTACGAAGATCCAGATTCTCCCGACTCTTCACTTTTCGACAGAAGTAAAGGTAAATATACTATTATTAGTGCAACCACAGCAACTCCTCAGCAATGGGTTATTGATGCTTATGGACAATCTTCATTAGTTGATACTACATTTGCTACTATTACGGGTTTAGACGCATCCGCTTCTACTTGTATGAGAACTGTCGTATTGAAAATTCAGGGATTCACAACAGATTCAGCTGCTGGTCGTTTAATTGGCCCAGATGGAAATGAAATGGATACTGAAGAATTCCTCGCTTCATTAAAAGTTACCAACATAAATGACATCTATTGTTGCAATCAGATTTTAGCCGGAACAATATCACAAGGCGGTTTAAATGTAACTCATGACAATCATATCGATTTCCGTATTGTAACTCAAAAATACGCAAAAGGTATTGTAGATTATGGTGACATTTGTACTCCTGACGGAAAAATCTATATCGAAGTTGATCTTTCATGCCCAGCATGTATCAACTGCGTAAGCACCGATGGATATGTTGGTTCTTATATGACTAATACCATCTTCACTGGCACTTCATGGGCTGTATCTTGGAGAAATTACCAAGATCTCGAATTTGAAGATGAAATGGGTGAAGTAACTTTCCAGCTGGATCACGTAACAGTATCCGTAACCGAAAGAAAACTTAGAGCACAATGGTCACCTGAACTTGCTCAGGACGTTAGCGCTTTCCATAACATTGATGCTGAAGCTGAATTAACAGCTATCCTTTCTGAAGAAATCGCAGCTGAAATTGACCGTGAAATCCTTCGTGACTTACGTAAGGGTGCCGCATGGAGACTTCGTTGGGACTATAACGGATGGAAACGCTTTACAGCTGGATCATCTCCTTACACACAAAAAGACTGGAATCAGACTTTGATAGAAGCTATCAATCAGTTAGATGCTCAGATCTATAAATCAACTCTTCGTGGTGGAGCAAACTTCATCGTTGTTTCTGCTGAAATTTCAGCAATATTTAACAACATGGAATACTTCCACGTAAGTAATGCCGGTGCTGAAGAAGATCAGTATAACATGGGTATCGAAAAAGTTGGAACACTTCAGGGTCGTTTCACCGTATATCGTGATCCTTATTTCCCAGCAAATAAACTTTTGATGGGTCACAAAGGAACATCAATCCTTGATACTGGTTACATCTACGCACCTTATGTACCTCTACAGTTAACACCAACGATGTACAACCCGTTTAACTTTACTCCAATTAAGGGAATTATGACGAGATACGCCAAAAAGCTTGTCAATAATCGCTACTATGGAGTCATTACTGTTGACGGCGTTAGAACCTTTGGTATCCGTGAACTTCGCTAATCGAAAGATTAACTATATTACAAAAAGGGAAGATGAAAATCTTCCTTTTTTTTTATTTATTTTTTAACGCCTATTGACTTTAATGGATTTTATGTTATATTTATAGAAAAGGTATATTATGAAAAAATCATCCATAACACAATCTGATATTAAAGAAATCGGCCGACTTTATACTAGTGGGGAAATATCATCGACTCATAAATTAGCAATCCAATTTAAAACAACTCATAAAAATATTCGGACGATTTTAACTAATCAAGGAATATCTATTAATAAACGTGGAGGTCAAATTAAATATGGGCGCAATATTGTCGTTCAAAGGTATTCCGATAAAAACAGAACAGATGGGAAAACCACTATTGCTATATGTAAACAAACGAATAAATTGTTTAATGATTATTCTAATTTATCGGGGGCATTAACTGATCATATTAAGAAATTACACCCTAATATTGTAATACCCAGTTCATATAAACGCAGGATGATATTTAAATCCACAGGGAAATATTGGCACGAAGATTATTTTGACATTATTGATCAGAATAAACCAACAACTAAACAGTGTAAGTATTGTAATTGGGAAACCATTGACGTTGATAATAAATCTGGTGCGTATATTAATCACCTAAAACAAAAACACAATAAGACAATTGAAGATTTTGTTATAGAGTTTCCAGAAGAACTGGTACATTATAAACAAGTTCAACAAAAACAAAACAGAGATTCATTATTAACAAACCCTGATGAATTTATGGTTTGTCAAATTTGTGGCGAAAAGTTTAAACATGTTAATAACCAACACTTATCAACCCATGGTATAACACCAGACGAATATAAATTACAATACGGGATAAATTCTTTAATGTCGAACAATCTTACGGCCGCGACATCTAAACGTTTAAAACAGTATAGTGACGAATTTCATTTTTCTCCGGAGTCAAAAGACGAAAATGAAATTAAAAACCTAATTCAAACGTATGGACTAGACGTAATTGAACATGATCGTAAAATATTGGATGGTAAAGAAATTGATATGGTAATTCATAGCTTAAATTTGGGAATCGAATATAATGGTAATAAATTTCACACAGAATACTATGGGCACAAATATCCAAATTATCATTTAGATAAATTAACGTTAGCCAATAGTAAAGGATATGGATTAATTCAAATATTCGAAGATGAATGGATATTGAAAAAAGATTTAGTTGTTAATAAAATTAAACATTTGCTTGGGCTTTCATCGGGGATCAAACTTGGTGCTAGAAAATGTGATGTAAAGGAAATATTAACATACGATAAAAATCAATTTCTCGAAAAATACCACATTCAGGGGCAAGACACATCTACCGTTAAATTTGGCGCGTTTTATAATAATGAGTTAGTTGCTGTTATGACATTTAGACCAATAACAGTAAAAGAATTTGAATTAACAAGATTTTCAACGAACGACAATTATATTATTTCCGGAATCGCGTCAAAATTATTATACCATTTTATTAAAACATATACGCCAGCCAAAATTATTAGTTTTGCTGATCGTAGATGGACTATTAAAAAAGATGATAATTTATATACAAAACTTGGATTTAAATTAACAAGTATTACTAAGCCGGACTACAAATATTACAACACTAAAGTTCATAGATATAAGAGATTTCACAAATTTATTTTTCGTAAAAGCAATTTAGTAAAAAAATATGGTCTTGATCCTAAATTAACCGAAAAAGAAATGACACAACAATTAGGATACGATAGAATATGGGATTGTGGATTATTTAAATACGAATTGAATGTTATCTGATATTTATATTAAAAAGAATTGGTATGAAGTTATTAACCATAGTTCAATCCCACATTTTAGCTGAAGGGCGTGTTGAAGATGTATTAAAGAAATACGAAGGTGAATTATCAAAAGCTAATATCGATCCTAATGAATTGGTTGAGCTTTTTAGTAGTCATGACCCTTCGAGAAACAACAAATATTTGGATTGGATGGTTAAATCATTATTGGTGGTTTTATCTGGTGAATATAAAAATCCAACAACATTTAGCAACGAAGATTTTATAATTTATTTAGTCGAAAGTTTCCATAAAAATATCACACGAATATCATCTGAATTCGCTAAACAAAAAGGGTTTCCAAAAAAAGTCGTTGATAATCCTAAAGATATCAATAGTTATAATGTTCGTGATATGAAAATTATGTCAGGTATTTTAAATAAGCTATCCGATTCAAAACAAAATCTATCTGATGCTTATATTTTATATGAAAATGATAGATGGTTAATAATATCACCGAAAAATTATGACGCTTCTTGTAAATATGGTGCAGGAACTAAATGGTGTGTTTCGTCTAAAAAAACGACATCACATTATAGGGATTACACACAAATAGGAAAATTGGTATTTGTTATTGATAAAAAGGATAAGGATTATAGTCCGGGATTGCCTTATAATGAAAACCCGATGTATAAAATTGCTGTATATTACAAACCAGCGAGTCGAAACTTAACAATATGGAATGCTCCAGATGTTCAAATTGGAACTGATTTACAACATTTTTTTGCTCCTAATATTCAGCAAATTATTATGGATTTCATGATAACGCCAACGAGTAAGTTACAAT